CGCCTGTCTTGTGTACATGGAAGTGTATGTTCGATCTCTTGAATGGCGTTCATAACTATGCGTTGAAGTCCACGGTATCTCAAATTCCGCCATGTTATGACCACGAGTTGCCACCATCGCACTACCTTCGTTAAATGCTTCAAGTGCAACATGTGATATGGCATCAACATTCGTGGTAGCATTAGTCCACAACCAATTATCCACCAACGCAACATCAATATCTCGAGTATTATGTTCCTCCTCCTGTAAAACATGAATCTTATAACGAAAAGATCCTCTACTACCCTCAAAAAAGAAGCTCAAAAAAGTTGCAAGAGTTGTGTCGCTATAATTAGTCTCAACAGCCAACGGTGAAAAATGTCGAAGTAGAGCCACATTATCCGTTGCACCGTTCCCACCTTTTGGAGGGGTCAAAATTGGCAAATCTCCTTGAATAGTGCTTAGACTTCCCGCTGCCCCAATAGAATTGACTAATCCATCATGAGCAAATCTATGATATCGTTCACATCGTGGACGCAACGAAAAGAATTGTTCGCCTGTGGTATGGGCCACTACATCTTCATGTATATTGTGCCCAGAAGCTCCCTTCATGTCAAAAATGGTGGATGCTGGTGTAGTTGCCATATTGCTTGGTCGAAAAGATGCATCGGTATCACTCTGACTAAGATCAGTGTAATCAGTGTATGTTGTTGTATGCCCCGCATATGTTACATCTGGTCCTCCTCGAATGAACCATTGAATTCGCACACCTGTTGCGTTATCCGGAGACATTAAAGGAGATTCAACTGACACATAAATCTTGCCATTATGTGCATCACCATCATAAGCTTGAGAATATTTACCTTGACTTACCTTCAACCAATGTTTATCTGCCTTCTTCCAAGGAATAGTAATACCAAAAGAAGTCGCACCCTTCAATTGAATGTGATGATGTCGCTCCACAATCATATTACCATCGGCAAAAGCTGTAGACGAAGGTTCATGTGTAACTCTCAATGAACAGGTTTGAGGTCCTCCACCAGTAAAAATTCCCAGAATTTCAACAGAGCCACGCCAATACTTATAAGCATATCCAGGTATTGCACACGCAGCTGGCACATAGTATGTACCATCATTGTGAACAATGTTAGGATGCACATTGAAAGTGGCGAGAAGTGTACCTACCGTATCAGTTGTAGCAATAGAAGTGTTAAGTACGTAAGTCCATCTTCTCAAAAACTGCTCATGAACCAATGGGTCATTTGGAAAGGCCGCAACACCGCGTGTGTCTATAGATATGGCTTGTTTAGCAAAAGCAGAAAGCTTATCTATCGATTCATTCAAATCGACAACCCCCAAGGAATTGTTAAACTGACGTTTAACCACAACAGGATCGTCGACGATCGCGTCTCTGGTGTAACCCGCCATACCAGCCACAGAAGCAGCTAAACCGGTCCCCATCGCCACTGGTTCTGCGAGAAAAGCTGACGGAGGAAATACTTCGGCAACAAATCGTGCAGCAGCTGAAACTGATTGCAATAATGTACTTACAGGAGCTTCACCTTTTTCGTGAGAACCCTCCCGTGGTTCTGCAGCAACAGCCAATGATTCTCCCTCTGTCGTAGGAAGAGTCACTTTTTGTCCTTCAGAAGTAAAGTCAGCATCATTAGATGATTGAGCAGTTGGTAAAATTAACTCTACATCAGTAAACCAGCAATAACCCGCTAAAGCTACTGCTTGAGTTCCACCATTACATGATGACAAGGCCCCATAGCCTCGAATGTAAACTTTACCGTACCCATCAGAAAGTGTAGACTGACTAAGAGATCCATATGGTGCAGGATGAGAATAAGGTATTTCCATCTCTACAGGCTCAGTTTCAGAAAAACATCGGGTAACAGCTTGATCTAACGAGCTCAAGTGCATCAATTTTTGATCCGAATTCCAACCTGTATAGGATAGCGTATCTCCTCTATACACACCAAATCCTATAGCACCAGCGTGAAACACATTGCCATTCAATACAAACTTCACATTCAAAGTAGCCCGAAAGCCTTCAAACTGTGATATTTTATCTGCTACATACGCCTCAGCAATGTATAAGGCAGCAGGATCTACAGTATTTTCATAGGTAGACGCTATCGCAATAGATGTATCTAAGAATTTATACTCTCTTCCTAAGAATTCACCCAACGCATCACCTCCAATATTAGGAAACTTGCTAAAAGGACCAACAGCTGTAGATGCACCCATAGCTTCCATTGATCCTAACTCCTCACGACCATTTAAACCTCCAGATGAAGAATCAGCTTGAGCCACATCTTTATCTTCTAGTATCGTTCGCAGACATCTCACACTTATATCTGCTTTATGTTTGAGAAACATAAGTTGCTGCATATCCATTTTGGGTAAATTTGGAATAGCTTTGTGAAATTGTTTAGCTGTGCAAATCCATTTATCTTTATCGTTGTTTTTGCAAGAATCAACTCGCTTAAACATACGGATATAGGATATTGCATATATCAAAGACGTATAAGTATCTTTAATAAAAGGGTTTTGTTCGCATACCTCGAACAGGGTTGGATCAACCGATTTTGGTTGATCTAAAAATTTCGTTTTAAGTAACTTCATGGTTTAGGTTCTTTCTTTACAAAAGGGGTTCCACTCTTTGAATATGTTTTTACGCAAATTCCTGGAGGTAGTTCCAGAGCACACTCTTCAGGCTGGTGCTGCGCCTATATTCCGCCTCTCCTAGTCATCCAACTTAATGGATGAACCACTACCTCCTTTCTCGAAGTTGTGGATTTCTAAATATAACTTGAACATCTCTTCACTGTTGTTAGAATAAATTACTGGGGCACCGATCATTTCACTGCACTTAACATACTCCCTATGTATAGGTGTGGCATATTTATCAAAAGTTTCCTTATCGTGTAGTGATAACTCTAGCAAGGCATTACCAGTAACTATACTTAAGTGAACATGTGGAGGAAGTTTGGAATCAGTCCAAGACACAGATTTTATAATAGATTCTAGAGCCAATGGTGCGATTATATATCCATTTTTCTCACAAAAACGCCGTTTGAGAAAAACAGCTTCATTGATATTTATGAAATTGTTTGTAGGAGCATTTTTCTTTCCGTCAGTTACAAAAATACCATATTGTTTAAGATATTCGGCAATATGTAATAGCCCAAATCCATTCTTTGAGGCTCCTAAAACATCATCTCCATAAAAATAAACTAAAACATTTGCCCAAAAATCTGAAAATCCGGACCAAACATAAGCTGAGACTATGTAGATGAGATTGCACAAATTATTAAAGAGTACAGTCAAAGATATTCCACTAGGATTTCCACCAAAAATCCATGTTAAATCATTTTTGACTTCATATATAGCAAACATCCAATCTAATAGAATGCAACGAACCACTCTTTGATCTTCTTCTGAATATCCAGCTTTCTTGGCTACTCGTTCAAATATGTTAACTACAACCATTTGGATTAATTCTCTTAGCCTTTTATCAAATTTAGGATAATCTATATCAAACCATTGTCTACTAAAATTTAACAAATCCTCATACATTTGTTGCCACTCTGGAGAATGGACATTCATACCAACACATGACCCGACATTCTTAAATTGAGCCAACATAAAATCACAAAGAGGTAAAACAAATTGCCGCATCAAAATAGTATAATCTACTGGGCTACCCGTAAATCCTCGCAATTTTCTTGCTAAAATTTTAAGAAGTGTTAAACATTCATCCTTTAAACGCATAGCAAATATACAACCTATAACTCTACCATGTCTATACTCATTTAATCTGTGCTCATACAATAATTGAGTTATTTTATCCATCTCTATATCAACACCTTTAAATGGAAATATGGTTTTCTTTTTCCTAAATTGAGGGAATCCTGTGCTAGTGTCTGTTCTCAACCGATGAATATATTTATGACCATCGATTCCATTGAGCGCTTCATGCAAAGACAAAGGTTTTGTGGGGGCCACAAATGGCTCTATCCTACCCCAAATAATCTCCTGGGCTTGCATAATTTCTTTACTGGAACCATATGGAAGTTCTTCAGTAAGAACTGATAGATTTTGACGCCATGGACAAGAATATGGATCTTCCTTTATTCGGGTAAAAATAGGAGCACCATAGCGGACTGGGTGCAAAACTTCCATTTCTTCTCGCAAGGGCGTAGGCTTAACTCGACTTCGCAATCTAGACATACCACGTTTTAAAGAACAAAGAGGTTTCAGTCTACCATTCATCCATCTTAAGCTTGATCGCTCATGTAAGGGCATGACCTCCACGATCCCCAAGCTTTGCGCATGGTTGAGTGTGTCCATATCACTTAGAGCATTTTCAAACATATCGGAGGAGAAATCCTGCTGGGATAAAGGATAAATTTGTCCATGGAAAGTCGATTCATTCACCTTAATAGTAGACACATGCATACCTATGATCGAATTAGATACTTGGGAAATCCACAATTTCCCACTGTCGCCTTGTTTTGTAGCATACATAGCTTCCAATCCAATTCGTTCATTCATAAAAGACCTGACAGGAACTCCATCTACGAATGCTGTATATCCTCTCTTTTCCGTTAATGGTTTACATTGGCAATTATGTATTTCTCGCTCCCTATTTTCAGGATTCCAACCTAAAAGGGACACATATTTTGCCTGTGATTGAGGAGCCAATGGGAAATACTTTATAATACTCTTGTGAGGGCGCAAAGTAGGACATTTTATCAATAAAATATCTGAATCTAAACGACGCTCTACACAGAGTTTTCGCTCAATTTGAAACGATACAATTTGACCCTCAAAGGTAGTTTGTTCCAATATAAGAGACGGATGATCCATTATAGCATGTGCAGGTATAATGAAAGTTTGGCCTCCCAAGACTATAGCATTAGCGTCAGCAATTCCACACCTGGCAATGTAAACATTGTTACTGATAGCTTTAACAAATACGTCTCTTGGAACACTTTCCGATGTTGACGATATAACATCTTTCTCCGTGTGATTGACATACACAAATCCCTCCTTAGATTGTGCTAGTCCATACTCTTTTTGCAATTTCAAAAGTTTTGCAGTAAATTCCTCCTTCTTTCCCTCTGGTAAATATTTAATTTGCGCATCTTTGAATATTATATTATTAAGCTTTGAAGCAGCGTATATACTGGCAGCACTGACTATAATAACTTTAAGATCTTTGAGAACAAGATCAATATTCGGTAAGTTATACTTGGAAAAAGTTTTCCATAGGCGACGCCGAGTTCTCTCTCCAGCATCACTAAGCATACTTGACAACACTTTCTTTACATCAAAATAAGGTTTTTGACCAAAGATTACCAAATAATAATCTACAACTTCAGATAAGGCTAAGAATGGCCACATGTCACCAAGGAATGGAATGGCACCAAATATAATATACCACTGCACGATTGTTGAGATCTCAAAGTTATAATTTCTCTGGAAGAAATACATATAGGCAGCGAAGAAATTTAGGAATGTTACAAACTTGAGATATAATGACATATAAGGAAAATAATGTTCAATATCTGATCTATATGGAATGATAGAATAACTTTGAGCTTTATCTTTTTCACATGCACAATTTGGAAGAAAGCATGTGGTGCATACGTCAAAAGGTTCTCGCATTCGATGCAAATCTTTCTTTGCTCTGTCAAAATGTCTAACACACAAATCGCGGAAGAGAACAAACATTGTTTCCTCGTCAACCCATTCCGTGTCCGCCTCGAATTCTAAGCCACCAGCTCCACCGGCATAGTGACCAAACTGATATTCAAAGGGACATACTCCCTCTGGGACTGGAATACTGTCGTCTTTTCCACCATCAGCATTAGCAAATTCCTTCTTGGCTCTACACTTAATTGGATGAATTCTTCTAATAAGTGCAGAAGGATCTCTCATAACATCTTGTGCACCATTTAAACCATTATTGGATGACAAAATTGTTCCAATTTGGTTAAAAGGAATCTTACCTTTATTCTCGGCAATTGGTGAAGGTACAGGAGATATAGTTGAGTTCAGATGCATAAGTAATTGTGAAAATTCCGATTCATCTATACCATCTAATTTACACACATTAAACTCATCCCAAAAAACAAATCTATGCAATGTGAGTAAAGTAGACCAAAATTTCTCTTTAATCCTATTATAAGTTAATTCAGGAGAATACTTCATCCCCATAACCGCTGCCATTATAGCAAATAGTTTGGGGGCAAGAGTAGATTTCCCTGAATTTGAAGCACCATCTAACAAAATCCCTAATGGAAAAATCCTACTCCCTGTTGCTATCAATGCTGTATCAATAGAAGCCCTTATATCTTCTACTTCTTTTAGCACTAATTCAATAGATCGATTCTTAGGGTTCTTCCGCAATTTCTGCAATCCGCGTTTTTTGAGATCATCTAAAGTCTTGTTAAAATCCTCTAGAGTTATCTCACCAATAGCGATGCGATTAACATTAGCTTTACAAGACATGACCTCATCGAACCAACCAGAATATGTATCTTTAGAGTGATAACCGTCAAATTTGTTTGTCAATATTTGCCATCCCACATCAAGAAAGTCAGCAACTGTAGCAGCTACTGCGGATGCAAAATCAGGCCAATCTCTGATTGAAATAAATTTGGACTCCATATTATCTGTAATATTTTTCCATCGCGCAACAAACGTTTTATCGGTTATTAACTTGGACCAATCCATGCCATAGGAAATCATACATGGAATTATACACAGAATGTCGAAACACTTTGTGGCTAGGACCCAAGCACTACTCAAGTCACGACCCTCGAAACGCTCTAATAAGGTTCTAAAAGGTGTAGCTTGAGAATGAAATATTGACAATAACCCAGTTTGTGCAGTATCAAATATCTTGGACACTGCTGTAGTACCAACATACTGTAGAAAAATTTTAGATATAATTTCACTAAAAGGTGTATCTGGTCGGTGAAAATATTCCAACGCAAACTGAACAATTGCTGCAACTCCCTTCTCTTTAGAAATAGACATAGCTTGAGCTATATTGTCCATTTCTGATACCTCTTTCTTTGATGCAGGCATAGACTGAGCTACGTCAGGCGAAGGGATAAAAGGTTTAATCAAAGGGGGTTTCTCTGGAGGTAAACACTCTAGCTCCTTCTCAAATTCTTCAAACTTATCAGACACTCCCACATAATCTGAAATCATTAAACATAGTTCTCGGGGCAGTTTTTGAAAAGCTTTTAAAATTCCACTTGTGGTCTGTAACTCACGAGCATCCAATACAATTTCCTTAAGATTACGATTCATTCTCCATACCCACACATTGCGATATGGTTCGTAATCTTGGAAAAATTGGCGCGGAGGTATATTATCACATGACATCATAGCAATGCGACGGCAGTAAGGTATGGTAATTTCCATGGGCCAACGCATTATATCTACAGACATTTCTGTAATTACAGGCAATCGCTCAAGACGCTCCATAGCTTCTTCTGGAGTGAATAACGTCACATTTCCCATAGCGATGTGAGATAGATATTGGAATGCTTCTTCATGAGATTCACATGGCATGTGATATGACCATGGATGACAATATTCCA